TCATAGGAGGATTACCCATGCGTCAAAGACTGAGCTGGGATCAGGGTAAAGTTGCAGAGATCAGCAAGCAGGCTGATCCCTATACAATGAACCAGGATCACAAGAACAACCCCGTTGAGAAGTACGATGTTGGTGGTCCGGCAGATTTTGCTGAGACTCCTTCTACAAAAACCCCGTGGAAGAATGAAGGCCGTAATGAAGTTGGTCTTCCTTCGCCGGCAGCAAAGGCTGTTCAGGCTGCACGGATTCTCGAGGACAAAGCTCTTAAGTGCATCACTATTGCACAGCGGGTTCTTCCCGGCGCATCGGATGATCTGATTGAGAAACAGGCAACAGATTTCATGTACATGCCGGATCGGGCAATCATCGCCACTCTTCAGCGTCAGGCCGAGTTGGCCGAAGTTCTTGCAAAAGAATGCAAGACTGATGACGATGAAAAAGAAGTTGAAGCCAAAAAGGCCCCGGTTGATGAAAAAGAAATTCCGGTCCCGGCTGAGAAAGAAGTTGAAGCCAAAAAGGCTCCGGTTGATGAAAAAGAAGTTCCGGTCCCGGCTGAAAAAGAAGTTGAAGCCAAAAAGGCCCCGGTTGTTGTTGATGAAAAAGAAGTCCCGGCTGAAAAAGAAGTCGAAGCCAAGAAGGCTCCGGTTGATGAAAAAGATGCCCCGGCCAAAGAAGAAGGCATGGACATGGAAGCAAGCATCGATCTTCTCGACCAGATCTTTGCCGAATCAACACCGAAGACCGGTGCCAAGAAGCTTAGCGGTATCGTGAAACAGGCCTCCTCGATTAATCAGGGAATGTCCCTGGACAATCTGTGGAATTCGCCCCCGGACGTTTCCAAGGCTTTTCGTTAATAGTTAACCGAACCAGGTCCCGTAGCAATACGGGATCTAGGTTTTTTGATATTCCTTTAATATCCGAAAGAGGAGGTGAATAACATGGATTCCAATCTTCCAGTACCGAATAACCACTGTAACGTACTGTATCGTCAGACATTCAATACCTACGGGTCTATTGATACTGTCGGACTGACACAGGACAATCGCGTGGGGAACACTCAGAAGGTTGCAAACACACGCCTCACTGCAGCTACCAATAAAGGTATTCTCGCAGGTAGCGTTGTTGCGGTCAAGGTATCGACAGCTGCTATTATTCCTGCTGCCGGTGACTCGACAGCTTTTGACCAGGTAGTTGGTATTGCGGTCAATGACGCAGTCGGCAACCCGTATGAGTCCAGTTCAGCAGTTGCATCTCAGAAGGTCGTTTATGCTCATGGTAGTGGTACAGTTTTCAGTACCGATATTTATGAGACTTTCGAGTACCTCGTTAGCACAAACGTAATCACTTATAACAACGGTGATAAGCTTTATGCCAGTGCTAATGGTCTTCTGACCAATGCATCAGGTCTTGCAGTTAAGAATGTGGTAGGATCCCAGACAGTTGTGGGTATCATACTGCAGAAACCAACAACATCCGACCTGTTTATGGTCGTACAAATGAAAATCTAAGGAGGTGAGTTCACATGCCCGAAGTAATCAGCAATGAAGTTAAGCAGCAGATAATCGCTGAGTTCATTAAAACCGCTGGGGGTCGTGCGAAGCTTGCTTCCTCGATGACTCAGCCGCTTCGCCTGCGTCGTGACTACACCTCTGTTGGTCGCAAGACCTTCTTGGTGGAACAACTTCCAGACGGTGCGCTCCCGATCTACGACAAAGACGCAGGCGTAACAGCTTACGTTGTTGGCGAAGAAGGCCAGAACATTCTGGCAATTCAGAAGCCTCGTCGTGTGATCTTCCCGCTCTTCGAAATTTCCAGCAATCCGGAAATTCCGTTGACACAGGTCAAAGAACGTCGGTTCGACCTCATCGAACGTGCTCAGGACCTTGCCAAGGCTGAAATTCAGGCTGAGGAAGACAATCGCGTCTTCGCAGTTCTGGATGCAGTTGCAGCAGGTGGTTTTGATAACATCGGTGCGACGAATGCAGATGTTCTGGCCAACGCTCCGCTTACTCCGTCAGATCTTGCTGACGCGTTTGCAGAGATCGAACGCCATGACCTTCGCGTTGCTCGTATTTTCTGTAACGCTACAGATTATACGGACATCCGCAAATGGGGCCGGGACGTTCTCGACATCGAGAGCCAGGCTGCCCTTCTGAAGACCGGTCTGCAGGCCACCGTTTGGGGTGCCCAGATCATCGTCTCTCGTCGGGTTCCTGTCGGCTACATCTATGTTTGCACTGAACCCGAGTTCTTCGGCCGTATCCCGGTCAGAACTGAACTGACGGTCCTGTCAGCTGATGACCCGAGAAACAGAACAATCGGTTTTAGTTGCTTTGAGAATCTTGGAATCGGTTGCCATAACCCGTTGGGTTTGGTTCGCGTACAGCTTTCACGTTAACTAACACTTTAATTGGTTGTAATGATCAATTAAAGTAATACATTAATAGTGAATAAAGAAGCCCTTGGAGAAATCCAGGGGCTTTTTTTCTGTGTCTGCTGATCTGCTTGGCTTTGGATGATCCCCGACTCGGCGCTATTGGATTCTCCTATTAAAATAGTTAAAATAACAATAGCTTTTCTTTAATGTAAGAAGTATAATATTGCTATCAAGTTTTCGAAGCGTCGACCGCCTTGTAAAAGGTACGTTATGAGTAGGGTTTACCAAGATCCGAAAGTAATGAAGTGGAAAGGAAGACTAGAGTGCCCAAGATTATTACCGTGGATCCTAAACAGGTTCATACAAAGCCAGTAATGGTAGGTAATGGTCGTTTGAAGGAAATTGAGCCAATTGCCCGTGGTAGGGCGCAGAATGGTACAGGTGCTTCCCAAGCCCGTACCCTCTACATTGGCCAATCTCGATGGGAGAAATTACCGGGTGGTAAGATTGCCCGAGATAGGCAGGTAACTGTCTCCGTTTTAGGGTCTGACCCGGTTAAAATTCAGGCTCGATTTTCTAAACCTTTGATGCCCTGTCATCCGGCACGGGCTCGGCAACTTAAAAAGAAGGGGGCGAAGTCACGCTGGTTTAAGGGCCTGTACGCTATTCAGGTTAGTCGGTCTGAGGGTGTTTTGCAGTCAGTCGCTTGTGGTATTGACCCAGGTGGTAAGAGAGAGGCCTTCACGGTGCAGTCTCGTAGTCATACTTATTTAAATGTGCTTTCAGACGCCATAAATCATGTGTCTGAGAGGGTAGTAACTCGTCAGCAATTACGAAGGAATCGTCGTCGTAGAAAGACTCCTTGTAGGGCCCCCAGGTGGAATAGGTCCCATAATAATTGGATAGCTCCGTCTATTCGAAGTCGTTGGGAAGCTAAGCTGAGAATTATTAATTTTCTGAGGAAACTTTATCCTATTACATCTTATGTGATAGAGGATGTTGCTGCCAGGAAGCGGCCGGGTCAGAGACGGTGGAATAAGAGCTTTAGTAATCTTGAGCTTGGGAAGACGGAATATTACAGAAAGATATCTGAATTAGGAACTTTGAAGCTTATAAAGGGGTATGATACTGCTGGGCGTCGGGAGGAGATGGGTCTTAAAAAGGGTCAGGATAAGTTATCAGAAAATTTTGATTCTCATAATGTGGATTCTTGGGTTCTTGCTAGTTTTAATACGGGCAAAGAGTCTATAGATAATAAAAACGTTTTTAGAATGGTTTCTCATATTTTCTTTAGAAGGATGTTGCATAAGGGCTCGGGGATTAAAAAAGTCAGGTATGGTGGGACTCTTTCAATGGGGTTTAAGAAGGGCTCTGTTGTAAAACATCCTCAATACGGTTTATTGTATGTCGATGGTTCTTCTAAGGGGGGCATTAATTTATGTAATCTCAGTACGGGTGGATTTGAGAGGCACTATGATAATCCTGCAGAGTATACTTTTCTTTATTATTCTGGGTGGCGGACTAATTGGGTAAATAATGTAAAAGTAAATAGGAAAAAGAGTTTTGTAGGGGGTCATTCCTTACGGGATCCTAACATTCGGGAGAAAGGGTGCCAGACTAAGGAGGCCTTGTATGGTGATAGAGGCTTTACAAATAGGCCTAAGTCTGTTCAGACCTGTCTTGCGGTATATGGGGTAGATAATGTGGGGAAAGTTCCTGAAGTTAAAGAGAAGGCCGTGAATACCCTTATGGAGAAATACGGTAAAATATTTAATTGGGATAGACCGGATACTTTTACTAAAGAACAACTTATTGAACTGTATATAAACCAAGGATTGACTTTTAAAGAAATAGGGGCTAAATTTAATTTAAATGCTTCTACAGTAGGTATGTGGGTAAATAGGCACGGGATTCCTATTAAGAATTGGCGTTATAAAAGGGAATTTAGCGGAGAGAGGCAGCAATTATTACAGAAGAGTTACTCTGAGTCAGATCTATTAGAGGCTCAGCATAAATTAATAGATATGAGTAAGGAGAGAGGTGTTTCAAGGAATAACTATAAAGACGGCATTTTAGGGGTGCCCACTCATGTTTTAGAGAAGAAGTATGGCACTTGGAATAATTTTATAGGGGCTTGTGGTTTGGAGCCAGGTTATACTTCGAAAGAACCTTCGGATCATGTTAAGGATTATTTTCAAGCTTGTGTAAGTAAGAACAAAATTTTGAGTTTTTATGAGTATGAGAAGGTGACCGGTAATCCTTGTACAAGACTTAAAAGGTTGTTCAATAAAGGGAAACCCTATAATTCTCTGATAGAGGATCTGTATAAGGTAGCTTTATTCCCGGATCAATGGCCTGAATTTCTATTCAAATTTAAATGACATTTTCAAAGATGACTGATAAAAATGATCCCTATTCATTCTTTTCGTAGTGAGGAGTTGGCCCAGCGGACGGGGACTACCCGGGTTGAGCGTGATGGGTGCTTGGCATTCGTTCATGATGTTCGGTATGGTCTTACTGATGAGTATGACCGGTGTGATTTGATATATTCTGAGGTATCTTGGATGAAGGGCTATGAGATATTTAAGGGTCGGGCTAAGAAGGATTCCGGGTCATTCAAGGAATATCAGGTGGCTATATCTCGGATAATTTCACGGATGACTTGTCCGGTGATTCTTATATGTGGAAAACAGACCTTGAAGAGTTTGCCTTTTTATCAGTCGGAATTAAGGGTAAAGTTGAACGGCTTTTGGGAGATGGCCTATGCTTGGGGTATAGATATTTCGGGGATTTCGGCTAAGACTAATGAGGAACTCCTTTATTATTTGGCGGGAGGGGCGTATAATACTGTAGGGGATTTCAGTTGTGGCTATGGGCTTGCCGGCCGGATTTTTAAGGGTCGTGGGAAGAGGTTTGTGATGTCGGATATAAATGAGAAGTGTATAACGTATATAGCTGAGAATATCCTGACATGAATCATATATATCTCACAAAGGATATCAAGACTGTAGGCCGGCAGTTACCGGCCGATTTTGTTAAGGACGCTGTGGTGGTTTGTCATGAGATGTATGATCGGCCGGAGGGTATAGAGCCCAAGCAGTTTATTGAATGGAGTAAGTATCGATTGGTTTATAGTGAGTTGGAGGCATCAAAGATTATCTTGGTGGGGCTCCATAGGATGATAGTACCTTCCAATAGATGTGATTTTATAATGGATCACATGACGACTTTGACTCCTAATGTACCTAAGATTGTGATAGATACGGTGCCTTTCCTTGGGGAGCCGTGGCGGGTTTTCTTCATGTATTTATTCACTAATACCAATAAGTTTGGTGCGGGATATAGTTACCCGATCGAGGGGGAATGGCAGAAGTGGTTTTATCGGGATGTGAATGACTGCAGGTTATCTGCTGAAAATATAAAGCTTTTTATTAATAGTACATATACTGATTTGGATAAATTGACTACGGCTTATACATTTTTTGAGCCGGATGAGGGTCAGGTGGAGTGGTATGGGGAGATTAAGGCTCATATATTTGCCAAGTATAATACGCCTAAGCTATGGATCAATGGATTGCTTGGGGAGTGTAACAAGCATTTTAAGATCAAATTTGAGTATGATAGCTATCTAAAGAACGGGGAATTCAAACTTCTTGATCTTGGGGTTTATAGGTTTGTGGCTGAGGAGGCTATGAGGCGCCAGGGCATTTATAATGCTTTTACGAAATCATGAAAATATATAATCCTAATAAAAGTGTTCTTGAGGCAGCCCGGGAACGGGTGTCCATGATCTTTGATAATTTCAAGGATATAAGTGTTTCCATAAGTTCGGGGAAGGACAGCACGGTTCTTTATTGGTTATTTCTTCAGGAGGCTATTAAGAGGGATCGGAAAATTACGGCTTTTTTTCAGGATCAGGAGGCCGAGTATCAGAATTCAATTGATTTGATGAAAATTATGATGGTGCATCCGAATGTTATTCCTGCTTGGTATCAAGTGCCTATCTATCTTACCAATGCTACGAGTTACTCAGACTGCTTCTTGTACGCTTGGGGCGAGGGGGAGGACTGGATCAGGCTGAAGGACTCTAGGGCTATCCATGAGGTCAAGGAGGCTTATCCTAAACGCTTTTATGAGTTCTTTAAATGGTATGAAAAATTGAATCCTGACGCGGCGTATATTGTTGGGATAAGGGCTGAGGAGGGTGTAATCAGATATAGGGCGGTTACTAAGTATGCTGGGTGGAAGGGATTGAAATGGAGTACGGTGGATGATGGGATAAAGAAATTTTATCCGATATATGATTGGTCGGTGACTGATGTGTGGAAGTTTATTTATGACTATGATATTCCTTACAATAAAATTTATGATTTGATGTATTTGGATAATTACAGTATTTATTCGCAGATGCGGGTTTCGAATCTCATTCATGAGAAGTCGTATAAATGTTTGGTGAGTTTGCCAAAATATGAGCCGGAAACCTACGATAAATTATGTATAAGACTGAAGGGCATAGCTACGGCGTCTCGGTATGCGTCGGAGAAGTTAGTTTTCAGTAATAAGAAATTGCCCAAGCATTATAAGACCTGGGAGGAGTTCCGGAATTTTCTTTTGAGTAATATTCCGAGTGCGGAGCACAGGGAAACATTTAGGAAGAGGTTTGAGAAGCAGGAGAAAACGGAAAGGATGTATCAAGCTCAAGTGGGGCAATTACTGATTAATGACTATGAGAATAGCCGAAGTTTTGATACAAAGAAAACTGAGCGAGTACAGAAGGAAAAAGAAAAATGGATGGAGATCCTGTAAAGGGGACAAACCTACCGGATGTCCCCGGCATTTATAATATATTAAATTTAATGAGTGGAAAATTATATGTTGGCAGCACGAATAATTTAAGAAAAAGGCGAAATAGTCATTTTAATGATCTAAGGCATAATAAACATGCTTGCCACCATCTTCAGAACAGTTTTAATAAATTTGGAGAATCTTTTTTTAAATTTGTTTGTGTAGAATTTTGCCCCGAAGCAGATTTAATGAAAAGAGAACAATATTGGTTAGATTTGTTATGGAATGAGGGTAATTTATATAATATTTATAGGGAAGCATATTCTGTAAGAGGCCCGAATCATCCTTTATATGGTCAAAAGCGTTCTGATGAAATTAAAGCTAAAATAAGTAAAAAAAGAAAATTACAGGTAATTAAACATTCGGCAGAAACAAAAGAAAAAATAAGACAGAAATCTTTAACCCATAGACATAGTCCCGAATCAAAAGAAAAAATGTCCCGGTCTAAACTAGGTAATTCCTGGAATAAAAACAGAACAGCGGAAAATGATGCCGGCGTTAGAAAAAGAGCTGAAACAAGATCTATAAATTTTAGTCCCGAAGATTCAAACAAAAGTTTGTATATGGGTGGAAAAAGTATTTCCAGCTTATCTAAAATGTTTTTAAGATCACAGAGGGTTATAAGAAAATTACTTGTAAAAAGTAGTATTTCTATACGATCTATTTCTGCTCAGGCTCAAAAAAGGCCTAAACGGGGAAATTTAAAATTTTTAAATTGTATAGCAAAGGATTCTGGTAAATGTTCATCAATAAAAAATGGAAGGTTTTGTCAAACTCATTGGAGCCAATTCCATTCGGGTATTATAGACAAAAATGGGAATAAATTAAGGGATTTAAAAGAGGGGAAAATTTTTCATGTTTGTATGGCAAAAAATTCTGGCACTGGAAAATGCTCTAAAAAAAGTCATGGGCGATTTTGTACATTGCATGCGAGTCAATATCAAGCTGGAATAATTGATAAAAATGGGGATAAATTAAGGGAATTTATTGGTTTTAAATTTTTGGAATGTTTAGCTAAAAATTCGGGAACAGGGATCTGTCATGGTCGAAAATGTGGCAGATTTTGTCAATACCATTCGGATCAATACTATAGGGGCATATTAGACAAAAGTGGAAGGAAGCTTCGAGGTTTTTATAACGGTGTTGAATTCCCCGATTGTATTGCTAAAAACTCCGGCATGGGCAAATGCACTAAGCATACTTGTGGGCGATTTTGTAAGAG